TTACCCATAATTCAACTAATGTAAGAGCTACTCTTAATAATAAAACTAAGAGTGCAGAGGGTAAGACTTATGAAGGTGCTACAGATTTAATTAGAGATATACTTGCAGCAACTAAGACTACTGCAGGTGTAATGACTGCAGCAGATAAGACTAACTTGGATAATACCGTACAGGGGTTGGCAAATGAGATTACCAATAGAACTAATGCCATCAATGCTCTTCGTACAGAATTGAAAACTTACGTTGACGATTTGATTGCCGATACTGGTTCAGATGTAACTGCCTTAGAAACTAAGGTAAATAATCACATTGCCAATAAATCTAATCCTCATACAGTTACTAAAACTCAGGTTGGATTGGGTAATGTTAATAATACTTCTGATGCTGATAAGCCAGTATCTACTGCTCAAGCTACTGCTATTGCTGATGCTAAGGCTGCAGGTACTACTGCTCAGACTTCTATCAATAGTCATGCAGGTAGAAAGGATAATCCTCATACAGTAACTAGAGCTCAATTGGGATTGGCAACTACTGACCAGGTAGTATTTGCTAAGACTACTGCTCCTTCCGGTTTCTGGAAAGAGTCTTCCGATGAAAGATTGAAATCTAACATCAAACCATTAACCCATACTTTGGAACAGATTTGCAGTATACCTACAGAATCCTTTATCATGGATGGTAAGGAAGATGAAGGTACCATTGCACAAGGTTTGGAAGCAGCAGGGTTTAACCATTATGTGGAAGAAGACCCAAGAACTAAGGATTCAGTTCCTAATCCTGAGGAATTCGAAACGGTTGTTATCGACGGTGAAGAATATGTATTGGTAAAACAAGTTAAGTACCATAAGATGTCTACTCTGGCAATCGAAGGTATTAAACTTCTTTACGAAGAGATTAAGGCTTTGAAGGCTGAAATCTCAGAACTCAGAAATCTTAAAGATGTAGATTAATATGAGAGAGATAGCAACATGGAGTGCTGTCAAAACTAAAGTAGGCCTTGGTAAGACAGGTAATGACTGCCCTACCAAGGCTGAATTGTTAGCACTCGCCTCTACAGGAACGGGGGAAAGTTACGTTGGCTTGGAAATCTCCAATGCTAGTTCCTATGGTAATAACGAAGCTGTTAAACTCGAAGATATTCATAAGGTAACTTATAAGTATACATTCACTTTGAGATACTCCAGTATAAGTTTTGATGCTTTAGGTAACCCCAGTAGTTCTAATTTTGGTTTTGAGTTTACCAGTACGAAGCAGAAATATTGGGATAATGTAGCTAATGGGTCTGCTGTTAGTGTTAATTACGTAATAAACAGTAAACCAAGTTGGATTACTAACTATAGTAAGCCGGCAGATGGAAAGCCTTGGAAAGCTTCAGAGAATCTAGACCTAACCTCAAGGTCTGGTAAGGGGTTGGCTACTCAATCTGAATCTGGTAAAACCGTGGAATTCACATTTACCCAGGCAGCAGCATCTCAAAGTTGGTCTCAAACATTCTCAGTGAATCCCACTTCTCTGTCTTTTGGGGCAACTGGAGGAACAAAAACATTTACTGTAACCTCTTATAAACAGGAATACCGAAATGGACATACCTATGGTAATCAAATTCCCTTAAGTTATACCAGGGCTAATACCGGAGTTACCGGTACTGGTACTTCAGTAACTATGGCAAATAATACTTCTACTTCGGCAAAGTCGGGTAGTGTAGTATTAACTCAGGCAGAAACCAATAAGAAACTAACTATCAGTTGTTCTCAATCTGCAGGTTATAGAACCTATAGTGAAATCACTGTAAGTGGAGGAAGTGTATCCGATATACCTGCAAGTGGAGGAAGTAGAAGTTCATTCTCAACTATGCCCTCATATTCTCAGACTTGGGGATGGAATGGTTCTACAACTGGAGGAGGCACAATTACAAGCGGTGCTAGCATTAGTTATGGTACTGCAGTTAGTGCAGGTTCTTTGGGAACTACTGCAAAGGCTAGAACAAGGGTAGGCTCCCTTACTTGTACTGTATCTCTGAATGGTAAATCGAAATCTATAACTCTCGATGTATACCAGGCAGAGAATAAAATTACCAGTACTACTGATGGTACACCAGTAATAAGCTTATCTGCAAGTTCATACTCTATCTCTAATTCAGGAGGTAGTGTTAATATTTATGCCAGTGTAAGTATACCTACTACCAACCATTGGAGTTCAGGGTCAACAAGTGCAGGTTCTTCGAAGAGTGCTACACCTACGGTTAGTGCAAGTGGTACTGGTTTTAGTTTGAATGCTGCTAAGACGGTACTTACTGCTACGGAGAACTTGGGTACTTCAAGTAGAAGCTGTGTAGTAACTGCATCCTATAGTGGGGCAACTACTAAGACAATCACAGTTACACAGAGTGCTGCTTCAGTATCTTATAAGTATTACTTGGCATTCACTTCCCCTACTGGTTCAAGAACTACCACTAGAACCGGATTGTCAGCTTTGGGAGGTAATAACTTTACAGTTGATGTAGCTTATTCTTTTAAGACTAAGGTAATAAATGGTTCTGAGGTAAGTACAAGATATCCCTTGGCTTTAACCGTAACTTCAAAACCAAGTTGGGTTACAAATGTAGCCATTACAACACTATCCAGTGATAATGGAACCTATGGGTTAACCTTAACCTTAACGGAGAACACCGTAGAATCAACAAGGTCAGGTACCATTAAATTAAGGCAAGCAGAAAACGATGATGAGGGTTGGGAGCTTACAGTCAACATAACTCAGAATGCTGCTTCAGTATCTTATAAGTATTACTTGGCATTCACTTCCCCTACTGGTTCAAGAACTACCACTAGAACCGGATTGTCAGCTTTGGGAGGTAATAACTTTACAGTTGATGTAGCTTATTCTTTTAAGACTAAGGTAATAAATGGTTCTGAGGTAAGTACAAGATATCCCTTGGCTTTAACCGTAACTTCAAAACCAAGTTGGGTTACAAATGTAGCCATTACAACACTATCCAGTGATAATGGAACCTATGGGTTAACCTTAACCTTAACGGAGAACACCGTAGAATCAACAAGGTCAGGTACCATTAAATTAAGGCAAGCAGAAAACGATGATGAGGGTTGGGAGCTTACAGTCAACATAACTCAGAATGCTGCAACAATTACTTATGAATACGTATTTAATTTGGGGTAATAAAAATACAACACCATTCTGTATTTAATGTATAATTAACCTAAGTATTAATCTTTAAAATCTTACAATTATGGGAGTAGAAGTAAAAGGTGCCGGCGATGGCGTTGTAATCGCGGACAGAGGCTGTAACGATGGTTGCGGATATAGAGATCATTCCGGTTGGGGCTCTGGATGGGGAGCCGTTGGTGGTGCATTGGTAGGTGGTGGCTTTGGTGCTGCTGCAGTTTCCGTATGGGACAAAATCAATGACACAAAGCTGATATTCAGAAAGTAGAAGCTACGGTTCAAGAAGCAAAAGCAGGTATCTACAAGGATATCTCTGATGCTGCCCGTGGGGTAACCCAAGAAATCGGTGGAGTAGCAAAAGATGTTGCTGGTGTTGGTAAAGAAATTCTTAACAACCGTTTCGCAACAGAAAGAGGTCTCTGCGATTTGGGCTACAAAACGAATTCGGATATCCGTGATTCCCGTGACCAGATGGGAGCAGGATTCAATCGTGTTATGGACCGCCTCTGCAATATGGAGCATTATCAACAGAATTGCTGCTGCGAAACTAAAGGCTTGATTAAAGAAGTAAAATCAGACTTGGCTCTTCAGCTGGAACGTTGCTGCTGTGACATCAAGAATGGACAACAGGAAATCAAATGTCTCATTGAGAACACGGCAAAGGACCAGGAGATTGCCCGTTTGAACCGAGTGGTAGATGCCCAGAGAGACCAGAACATTATCAATCAAGTTGTGGCTGCCTTAAAAGGTACAACTACACCGGCTCAGTAATTTTTAATTTGCTGGGATGACTAAAAAGGAGTGCATCTATTTTAGGTGTACTCTTTTTTTTTTGTTTTAACACATTAACTAAGGGATTATGGAACAACAAGAACAACTCACCGAATTTAAGATACAACTAGCATTACCTGCTCCAAATATAGAGGTTGCTCAAGAAGTAGCAAACAAAGCTCAGGTACTCATTAATCAATTTGGATACTATCAATTTCTAAAACTGGTAGACTTCATGCAGAAGAATCCAGGTGCAGTATCATTCGGTTTAAACTTAATAAATAGAAAATGATTATGGAAGAATTGATTTTTCAGAAAGTACAAAAGGGTGATATGATTTTCACCTTAGAGAAAGATCGTCGGTCTGGTTATCCAATCTTTGACCAAGCAAGAGTTTTAAAAGTTGGCGAAAGTAAACCAATGGCCTCAAATGGTAAAGAAGGTTTTGTTAACAGTATCGAATTAGTGATACAAGATTCAATATCTCAAATTACCATTTATTTACCAACTAATGTAAATGAAGGTATTTATAATGGTACCTATTATACGACCAATCTTGATAATATCATTAATGAGGTATCAATGCAGAAACAGAATGCTTTAAATATTTTAAATAACAAAGCCAAATTTGAGGCCGTTGTTTCTGAATGCGATAATATTCTTGGTCTAATTAATAATCGTTCAGAATCACCTCGTAATCCTGCTCCAGATTTCGAAGAATTTAAGTTATCCATGAATGAGAGGTTAACTAACCAAGAAACCCTTTTATTAAGGATTGCTCAGGAGCTGGGATTGGATAAACCTAAACAACAGTAAGAATTATGCCAAGTAAGTCGGTTAATATTACACTATCGACTCCAGTTGGCCCTCTAGAAATATACGTAGATAAACGAGAACAAGCTCGTGCAGAAAGGTTGATTGCCAAAACTCCAAGTATCTTAACCGAAGGCTATGCGAAAGGTACAGAAAAGTTTGGTAATCAACTTCTTCGTATAGTAAGACGAAGTTTGAATACGGGTGTTCCACCACCCGGTACCCATACTTCTTGGCCAAAACATGCTCCAGGTACTGTAAAGAAATATGGGGAGCATACTCTATTACGACTCACGGGTCAATATGCTAAATCCGTTACTGTAGTAAAGACCAAGAATAGAACTTTCGTTGGTTTACCAATTGGAATCAAGAAGATTACCTATACTGGTAAGACTTCAAGAAAGACTTTGAATCAGATAGCTATCATGTTAGAGTATGGTAGCAGAGATGGTAATTTACCACCTCGTCCTCTTTGGAATCCTGCATTTAAGGCTGCTGGTGGAAAAGCTGCCTTACAAAAGGAAATACGAAATGAAGTTAGAAAAGAAATAAGGAAAGTTAAAAATGGCAGCAGACTTTGAAATATCTTCATTATCCGGAACTGGTACTGCAACTATTAGGGTAAAGCCTAAGGCAGTAAACGAAGACATGAATAATATAAAAGAGCAGGTTCTCAAGGTAGTAGTTCAGGGTGTAGAAAGGGAAGTAACTCTGGTACAAAAGGCCGCTCCTAAAATAGTAGAGACCTGGGGAACTTATTTTAGTATCACTCCAGAAACTACTTCCCATACTTTCGATGGTACTAAAAGGGGTGAGACCCTAGAAATAGGTGTATACAGTTACCAACAGAAGTTTATCGATAATAAGCCTCAAGATGAATATCGTGCTGTAGATTGGAAAGTTGAAAGCTCCTCAGATTGGTTAGAGGTAACCCAAGAAATTGGAGAAGCTAATGCCGCAGGTAAGCTTACTATCAAAACTAAATCTACTAATCAAGAACATAACCCCAGTAACTATGACCCCTTGGAAAGAACTGCTATAGTTAAGATTATCTCACAGCAAGAACCTAACACTGAGATAGTTTTAAATATAACTCAATCTCCAGGTACTAGAACTACTAAGTATGGCTTTGAACCAACCCCGAATATACCATTCCCAAATCTTGGTCAAAATACTAGTACTGCTCAGATTAGTAATGTAAAGGGTTATCAGTACTACCTTATCAACGGTATTCAAGTTGCTAAATTTATAAAACAATTTAAGATAACCGATATAAGTAAGACAATAGAGAGTCAATTCCCTGGAGGTATTGGTTCAGAACCAATACCCTTTAAAGTATGGCTTACCGATTATCCTTCAAATATTGCTACTCAATGGGTTAGTGAATTAAATTGTGTTGGTCATTTACAAACCCTAATGAGTGGTTTTGGAGGTATTCAGGTAACTTATAATGGGTATATTAATGACAATGGCAATCAAAGTGTTCAGTTAAATATTAGATTAGGACTTTAATGGTAAACTCAGAAGAAATAGTAGAAAGAACTTTTTATATCTCTCTACTTAGTACAATGTTAGAAATGGGTCTTACCTTAAACCCAGAAGACTTCTTACCTTTGTCTCAAGAAAACGAAAAAAGATTTCAAGAGGCAATCAAAGGTATGAAGAAGTTTATACCACTTTTTGGTATAGGGAATAATCAAGTAAAAGGCCCAAAGACTCTCCCAAGAATAACCATAGAACTACAGGGTTATTATGCTGGAGATATTGGTGTGAATAAATACATCATTGGTGATAAACTTGAGGATGGTAATTACCAAGCTTCAGAGTTTCCTTATGAAACTAAAGATATTACCATAGATGTACATCTAGTTTCTCAAACACAAGCCGATATGAGGTTGCTACATACAATCTTATATACTGGCTTACCTGCTAGAGGATACGTGAGACCATACTTCAATGACTTAGAGGAATGGGAAAAGGGCAGGCTTGCTCCCACCGGAAACCTATTCATTGAAATTGGTAATTATTATGACCATCCCGATGTAGAACATGGTATACTCGAAAAGGTATATACCTATGTATGTAAAGATGGTATTCTCCCAGAAAAGCTTTTGGAAGAAGGTACACTTACACCTATCAAGGATATCTCAGTTCTCATTGGATTGTTAGAACAAAACGAAAATGAGATGCTAGAGTTAAAAGTACCTAAGGTATAGGTACAATACTCTAGGGTATAAATTAAACGAGTAATTAACTTTAATCACAATAGAATTATGCCAACTTCACCTCATGTTGATTTTAAGTTTAAGAACAACAATGTTCTTCAAACTACTCCCATGTTAGGAGTTTCTTGTGTATTGGCTAGAACTACTAAAGGTCCATACGATGACCCTTCAGAAATCATCTCTACATTCTCTCAGTTCCAAAGAATCTATGGTTCTGAAATTGTACCCGATGGTTCTGTATCAAATATCGAAAAGGCTTTGCAAGGTGGTTCTAAGCTTCGTGTTATTCGAGTACTTGGCAAAGGAGCTACTCAAGGTACAGTAACTGCTTCTCCGGCTGCGGCAAGAAAAGCTAAAGATTCAGAAGATGAAATCTCAGTTGCTTCTGCTGTAACTGACCCAGCTAAACCTTCTGCTTTGATTACTTTAAAATCTGGTAGTACTACTTATAGTTTTGGATTAGTAACCAAGGGATATGGAGATCCAATTGGTAGTGCAAATACTTTCCAGGTTGGTTTTTATAAGCAAGCTAATACCTTGTATTATAAAATATATTCAGCTAATGGGCAAGTACTTGAACAGGGCCCAGTAATAACCTACAAAACTGCCGATGATAACAATAACACTTCGGTAGATTACCTTGCTCTTAGTGCATTTGCTAAGAACTCGGAATATATTAAGCCGGTAATTACTGCAGGTTCCTCTTTTGAAAACCTAATTAAGTGGCTTACCGATGATATTGATGGTACTAAGAATGCTATCACTATTACCGTGGGAGATGCTGCACCCTCCGAAACAGAGAAACTGTTTAATGGTACTATCGGTAGTGCAGGTTCCACTCCAACTGCCGAAGAATGGATTACTTCCTTGGATTTGGTAAAAGATTACACCGACTTCTACCAATTATTTATTTCACATATCTCTCAACACCTTACTACCGATTCAGATGTACTCAAGGTATATAAGGCTGCTGCAGATATGGCAAAGGAATTGATGGAATGGGTACTGTATATCGAAGTTCCCAAACATTTAACCCATTATACTCAAGGTACTCAGGCAAGAGATTACAAAGCTCAGGTAACTTGGGTACAGACTTGCCTTGGTACTGTAGGTAACTCTAAGTACATTGCCTACTTTGGTGGTGGACTTAAGTACTACAACGAAAACGGTAATCTTCAGGATTCCGATGTAGTGGGTACTATTGTTGGTTTGGGAGATGCCTCTGCTACTCAATATGGTCCTTGGAAATCCTTTGCTGGTATGAACCGAGGGGTTATTGGAGATGCAGTTGGTCCAGTATGCCCCAACTATGGTTCTCCTTCTCGATATAACGAACTGAACACTCTTGCTCAGAATTATATCAATGAGATGGTAATCAAAGATACTCCAGATGCAGGTAAGCAAACCATGCTATGGCATTGCTTCTCTTCTCAAGTGAAACAGGATTCTGAAAGATTCCTTTCAATCGTAAGACTGAACCTTTACCTGAAGAAGTTCCTTCGCCCGGTACTCAACAAATATATCGAAGAACCAAACGTTTGGAGTACTTGGAAGAGAATCTGGTTGGAGGTTAAACCTACACTGGATTCATTGGTAGATGAAGATGCCATGACCGAGTATACCTGGATGGGTGACCAAGATGCAACTTCTTGGGATGACCTTTCAATTAATACCGAGGCAGATGCCCGTCAAGGTAAGTACCGTGCTATCCTTAAGTATAAGGATGTAGTTCCTATGCAAGAAGTAACTATGGAGATTGTAATTGATGCGGCATCCAAATCTGTATCAATCGTAGAAACAAGTAATAACCTATAAACATATAACGATGGGAGCAAAAGTAAAAAACCCACGGAAGAAATTCTTGTGGAGCATCATGTTCCCCAAACACCCTATCAATACTTATCTGTTTCAAAGTTGTACTTTGCCGGATATTGAGATTGACCAGGTTGCTCATGGGGACGTCAATAGAGACGTTAAAACTGCAGGTAGGGTTACTATAGGTAATCTTATCGTAGAGAAACTTATGACTACTGCAGGTTCCGATACATGGCTTCATGATTGGCTATACTCTTGCCAGGACCACATAGTTGGTGGTGGTTTAGTACCAAGCCAATACTGGGAAACGGCAATTGTAAACGAACTTGCCGAAGATGGAGTCTCAGTTCTTAATACCCATGTCTTCGAAGAGGTATGGCCATGTAAGATTACCGGCTTAGACTTGGACAGAATGGCTTCAGAGAATACCATTGAGTCCATAGAGTTCTCAGTTGGTACTGCAGATAAATACTAATTCCTTAGTCTATTTTCACTAAGATTCGGTGGAGGGGTGGGATTCCTGTGATAGGAGCTCACCCCTTTCTTGTTGTTACAAGGAGTACTATGAACATATGTAAACATTAAAAATAACAGTTATGGAATTTAGAACATTTAGATTTACCGGACCCTCTGGTTACGAATATGAAATCAGAGAACAGAATGGTGCTGATGAGGATATCCTCAGTAACCTTTCAGACATGAAGACTTTGATGAACCTTACCAAGTTCATTGCAGCAATTGTAATTAGAACTACGGCTACACCCAATGGGAAATTAACCATAGATGATGCCCTTAACTTACCGGTCAATGACCGCTATGCTATTATCTTTAATTCTCGTATCTTCTCTTTGGGGGATGAGGTAGAATTTGAATATGATTGGGGCAAAGAGAATGGAGGTAAAGTTACTTATGGCCAAGACCTTCATGAGTTCCTTTTCGATTACGGTACTGCTCCAACTGAGGATGATTTGAATCAAAAGCCCGATGCTATCCCTTATTATCCAGAGGGAGTTAGATTGATAAACCATGAATACACTCTTTCATCTGGCAAGAGAATTAAATTCGATTGTATGACTGGTAAGGGAGAACAAGAGTTCATGAAGTTGCCATTGGATAAGCAAACTAAGAATGCTCCTCTTCTTTGTCGGAACCTTTACTTAGAGGTTGATGGTAGTTGGGAAAAGGTAGAAAACTTTACCCCATTTACTGCAAAGGATATGGCTGAGATGAGAAAGTATATCTTATCTATGGACCCCATTTTCAAAGGTGAGTCTCACATCACTAATCCAACCACTGGAGAAGAAAGAACTTATCCTATAGTTTGGGCACCGAATTTTTTCTACCTGACGGAAGAGTAATGTTAGAGAGTGATTTTGTTTATATCACCAGAGCCGAGATAGCCTTAGACTATTTCGGCTTTTTACGTCTTCCGTACCGAATAAGGAAAATATTCAAGGAAATGGCCGAGCAATATTATAAACAATTAAAGAAAAGAAAGTAAATTATGAATACCAGTAGGAGTATAGTAGAGGTCGGTGTTGCCATGGTTTTAAAAGACCGATTCTCTCAAGAGGCTGGCAAGATATCTGGGTCATTCAGAACAATGATGAATGATATGAATACCTGGAATAGAGGTATACAGATGTCAGCTTCCAATACAATGGACTTCGGAATGCAGCTCGTAGGGGGAATGGCAAGGGCCTATAAATACTCTGCGGGTGTTCAGAATGAAGTTTGGACTGCTTCGAAAATTGCTGGTGCTACCATTGCAGAACAAAGAGAAATGTTACAATTGGCAAAAGATGTCAATGAGATAACTCCTCTTACTGCTTCGGATGTTGCATCAGGACAAAGATACCTGGCTATGGCGGGTAATAAATTCGATGCTATTAAAGAAATGATTGGGCCGGCATCTAAGCTGGCTTCAATCTTTACAATGCCAGTGGGACAGAAAGGTGGTGTAGCTGACTTGATGACCAATATCATGTCAATGTACCAAATCCCAATGGGAGAAGCCGCTAGAGTAACCGATGATTTATATACTGCAGTTACTAATGCAAATATATCTTTAACAGACTTAGCCCAGTCCATATCTTATGCAGGAGCAGATATGGCAACTGCTGGAGTAGACCTTCGGCAAACCGCTGCTGCTATTGGTGTATTGGGTGATATGGGTATACAGGGTTCTATGGCAGGTACCTCACTGGCCAATATGATTCGTTACTTACAACTCTCTCTTGTTAACCAAAAAAAGAAAGGCTATAACGCTTTAGCAGACTTGGGCTTAAGTCCCGATGAATTCTTCGATGCTCAAGGTAACCTTATAGACCTTTATACTATCTATCAGAAGTTTGCTAAGGCCGCAGTAGATTTACCTTCACGAATCGAAACACCAACCTTCTTCAATATACTCGGAGTTCGAGGTAATCGTGGTATGCTTCCAGTACTTCGAGATATTGCTTCTGGTAGAGATAAGATGGGTAAGATACTTGCTACCTATGACCAAAACATGGGAGCAGTAAACCGACTTAATGAAGAACGTCTTAAAACCGATGCAGGTGTAATTGACCAATTCGAATCAAGTATAGAGAACTTAACAGTTACCGCAGGTGCAGCTTTGGGTAGAATCTTTACTCCTGTTTTAAATGTTGGTAATAAAATTGTTAAGGTAATCAATGATATCTCAGAAACTTGGGTTGGAGGTTTTGGTCTTAGGGTAGGAGCTACTGCAGTAGTAGTTGGTACTATAGTTGCAGGGTTTAATACTGTAAGAGGTATTATTAGGTCTGTTGGGTATTTACAAACTATTGCTACTGCTTCTACTGAAGGTATGTCTGCTGCAGCAATAAAAACTAATACTCAGTTTGCCATTATGGAAGCACACATGGTAAGGATGGTTAACCTTATGAGAACCCTGGTTCAACTCCAAATGATGTCAAGCGGTATTGGTATGAATTCTGCTGGTAGATTTTATAACACTAAAACCGGAAGATATGTTAAGACACCAAATCCTGGAGTACCATTAGCAACTACTATGGCGGGTAATTTAGCTGGAGGGGCTTTAGCTGGAGCAGGTGCCCAAGTTGGTAGTCAAGTGGCTAGGCAAGGTGCTATAAAAGGTTTAACCTCTATAGGTGGTAGACTTATGGGATTACTCGGTGGACCCTGGGGATTAGCAATTACTGTAGGTCTTCCTTTATTAATTGAGGGTATTAGTTACCTTAGTAATTCAGTAGATAGGAATACTGAAGCTCAGAATAAAGAGAAAGAAGACCCAACTACCATTAGAGCCCAGAATGAAGAGAGATTTATTAATGCTGTTAGGTTAGCTATTAAAGAAGGTATGAGAGATTCTCGTATCAATATCTCAGTAGATGGTCAAGCAGTTGGAGATTATGCTCCAGGTTCTCAACAAGATTTTACTGGAGCTGCATTTGTAATGGGAATATAAAACTAAAACACTATGGCTAGAGTATTAAATAAAGCAGCAGGTAAGGTTGTTGAAAAATACAATGACCTTACAAGAGATACGGCAGGTGTTCTTACTGGTCCCTTAAATAAGCTATGGAGAGCTCGGATATTACTCAATCGAACTCTTTCTACTCTTCCCAAAGATGATGCTCAAAAGGGTAAACTCTATACTCCCAATGGAGTAATCGGAGAAGCTCAAATATCGTCTAAGAACCCTATTCTAAACAAACAACTCCAGGCTAAATGGAGAATGGAATTACAATTCCCGAGATTAGAGGAGAGTGAGGGAGTAGACCCAGCAAAGGGGAATAAGAATACTACTAATTACAGAAACTTCGAGGCTAAAGCAGATGTTATATATCAGAATGAGGTAAGGATATATAATATGACTGTTAACCCCACTCAATATATTACCCTACAGAATAGACCTCCAGAAATAGACTTTAGAGGAGAAACCACATGGGCCACCATTAAATCAATGGGTCGCAATGTACCAATGTATCACTTTACTGGTGCTGAAGACATTATTCAATTCAATGTGTCTTGGTACTGTAATGACCCAGAAAATCCAGAAGAGGTAATCAATAAATGTAGGTTATTAGAGGCATGGTCTAAATCTAATGGCTACCAGGCTGCTCCCCCGATTGTTAAGATTGAGTGGGGGGATTCTGGTATATTCGATAACCACAATTATATCCTTACCTCAGCAACTTATACTCTGAAGAACTTTCAGAACGGTTATCGAATAAGGGTACCTGGAAAGCCAGCTACTTTTGGTAATGGTAGGTTATTGCCTGCAGCAGCAACTCAAGAATTAATTTTCAAGAGAGTAAGTGCATATAACTTATCCTATGGAGATTTTATAAATTCCGATTCACTTAAAAAGACAGGAGGTATTAAATATGATTGATGTTAACCAATACCTAAAGGGAGCTAGCCCATATAATAATGCCTATGCTCTGAAGTATAACGATGGGGATTATTCCTTAGAAGCTAAACCTCCAGTAGTACCGGAATCCTCTAACGATATTCAACATACCGTTAAAGATGGGGAAACCTTGCAGAACATTGCTTTCAGGTACTATGGTGATTCTGGTAAGTGGTACATTATAGCTGAAGCTAATAAGATACTGAATCCTTTTAAGGAATTAGAAATGGGAACTCTAATAAGAATACCGACTTATGGCAGCTAAACAGAAACCTATATTATATAATGGAATGGGTCAACCTTATTTGGCCCTTTTCAATTTTGGAGGTATGCCTATAATGAATCCCATTACAGGTATACCCCTTGGAGCGTATATAAGTACCTGGAGTTATAGATATGATGAAGAAAAAGAAAACTTGGCTACTCTTACTTTTGATACGGGTAATCCTGATACAGTAGACATTGCTGATATCCAGGAGAACCAACAGATATGCCTTCAATGGGGTTACATATATCCCGATGGCCAATTCATATCTGGACCTGTGAAGATAATTAAGGTAAGAGAGTTCGAGGCAGTATTCGATTCTACAGGTACTCATGTAACTATTAAGTGCATTGATTCTTCAGGGGATTTAAGATATCAACCTGCTTATGTCCATTCGGATATGGAAGGCTATAAATTATCTACCTATTTAGACAATGGCTGTGGGAATGCTACTGGTGTAATCATAGAAATATTTCAGTAATGGAACAACAGATAATAAGTAATAAAGTATACGAGTCACTACAGGTACCCACAGAGAATACCCGTACTACTACTGGTAAAGTACTCTATGCTAACAAATACAGTGGAGTAGCAGAAGTAGCTATGCCAGAAGACTTGAAAGCTTTAATTGATAGTGACTTTGGATTAGTGGGCAAGAACGTCTTAGTTCAATTAGAACAGAAGATGAAAGGGTACACTAATGGGCCTTGGTATGTAGATTCAAGGGATGGTGTTATCTATATACATAATCGGAAATTCCATGAAGAACCGGTATGTACTTATACATATCAAGGAGAGAATGGGGAAGTACTTAGAGTATCTTTTGCTACTCAGAAAATAACTAAAAGAGTTAAAGCAGTATTAGCTCCATCTCTAGACCCAGATAGTAAAGATTTATCGGTATTATCAACTAATATAAATGAGCCAGAGGATAAACCTCCATTAGCTTTAAGACCTCCTGTGGCTCAGGTAGATAACCTTATGGTGTCTAATATTACTGGCAATGGGTTTGAAGATTATAGAAGTCATCCTACTACTCCTACAGAGGTAATGGATGCTTGGGACACTCAGCTTCAGTATAACATGGAAAAAACTGCAGAATATAAAAAGAGAGTAGAAGAATATGAAGCAGTGGGTCCAGTAGGTGCTTATGAAGCAGGTAAGCAAAGGAGATTTGATGAAATGTCTACCGAAGAAGTACGAGCTACCATTAATCAAGCAGCCAACGAGTTACCTGATGATAAGAAGAATGCCCTTAAGCAAGTACTAAAAAATTCTAAAAATGGTAAAGAGTTAGAAGCTAATCTTAAGAAGCTATTAGAATGCGAAATGTATCTTTTCGAAGATGAAGATGGTATGGAATTTATGGTAGAAGAGTATGTAGACCCCTTAGATTATGACCCAGAGGGTTATACCTCTAAACAAGCAGGAGCGGGTATAGCTTCTGGTATCAATTTTCAAGCTGGAATATTACCTGCTTCAGAGAGAGGTTTCGAAGCTTTAAAGAAAGACCCCTATACTGAAGTATTATCCGATATGGAAGTTGATACTACTAAGGGTTATGGTCAAGGTCAATATGGTAAGAGGGTTAAGGTAAGACATATGAAAAGGGTAAATCTCAAGGTACCTCTTTATAAACTTTACCATAATTTATTTAGTAGATACGGTGGTGCCGATAAGTATGCTTGGGCAGCTAATGCTAATGCCAATGGTGGTTTAAAGCAAACTGAGAAAAGGTTAGTATGTCAACTTCAGGTAGTGGGTAGACCTATGCTAGCAACTTCCCAAATAATCCGAATAGATAATGTAGGGAAACGTTGGTCAGGGCTTTGGTATATAAAACAGTGTACTCATTCTATGGATGCCGGTCAAGGGTATATAACTAATATGGAATTAGTAAAGAACAATTCCAAGTCTGGCTCTGTAACTTCTAAAACTGATTTATCTACTCAAAACATCGTAGCTAATGATGCTAAAGCTAATGCTAAAACTAAAAGGGGGCAAGATAAAAAAGCCCTAAGTACTTCTCAGAATCTTAATCTTAACTTTACTTATAATGAGAAGGTATATTACAATGAGCATTTCTTGAATGATAAGGGGGACATAATTGATATCAAGGGTCAAGCTGAGTTTATTCGAAAGAAGGCTTATTATACTGAAGTAAATGCCGATAATCCTCAAGCCTTGGCAGAGGGTATAGTATTATCTACAGGTAATACAGTTACCTCTAAGGGTAAGTTAATCCCGGGCAAGGTATCAGTTAAACAAATCCAAGTGCCTGAAGATTATGGGGTTAAGTTTAATTATATGGCCATAGCTAATCGAGTATACCGAGACATAGCTAAAAGGCATAAGCGAATAGCAAGTCAAATCTATGTAGAAAAATAAGGGTATGAGTTACGAAACAGCAAAGATAATAACCGACGAAGGCTTAGAGGGTCTTGGTCGGTATTACTCTGTTTATCGAGGCATTGTTATTGATAATGACGATGTAGAGAAACATATGAATAGAGTAAAGGTATGTGTTCCAGAGGTAATGGGGGGAGTATTTGCTTGGGCATATCCTAAAGGACAACATGGTTCAATTAGTTCAGGTTTTAAATTCTTAGCTCCTAAAGTGGGAGATACGGTATTTGTTACTTTTGAATTTGGAGATCCAACTAAACCTCTCTGGGAATACCATGGTTGGGGAATGAGCCAAATACCTCAACCATTAGATGGTCCTAATAAAATGGGGATAGTTACTCCTGAAGGAAACCTAATAGTCATAGATGATGATAACGGAGAACTCAATTTACATTTCAATGGGCCTGTAAATGTTCGTTCGGAGAAAGAGATAGTAATAAATGCCGAGGGAGATATAAATGTATCTTCTGGCGATTCAGTGATATTTAATACTGGAGAAAATGGTGGAGTAATCAATATTTTTCAATTAACCGAAAAACTAAATCAAACTATCCAAGAACTAGAACAACTTCGCAGTATGTTCAATTCTCATGTACACTCAGGTGTAACTACTGGACCAGGTTCTTCAGGTCCAACTCTAACTCAAGCAACTAAACCTTTCTCACAATTCGTTGTAGACGATTATGAGGATAAAACCTGCATACACTAATGGAAAAGAATTATTTTACAGACTTAGTTGGTATAGGTGTAACTTATCCTATCCAACTTACAACTAATGAAAAGGGTGAAAGAGGTTGGTACCCAGTAAATGGGGATTTTAAACTTATCAGAGATAATATAAGTTCAATATTATACTACATGATAGGCCAGAGATTTCGACAGGAAAACTTTGGTAGTAAATTATGGCAATGTATTGAGGAGCCAAACTCACAAGCCCTAAGTTTTATAATTAAAGAGTTTTTAAAACAAGCCATAGGTGCTTGGGAACAAAGGATAACCTTCCAAAATATCACCGTTACTAGAGTTGATGCAAAAATACACCTAGAAGTAACATATGTAGTAAATGGAACAAATTCTAGTCAGTACCTCGATATCACCTATGACAGTTCGGATAATTCATTAAATACACAATAATATGGGAATCACAAATAAATGGCTTAACCCATACCAGAGGTCTTATCAACAGATTAAGGCCAAGCTGGTTGAATCCCTTATGGGACTCAAAGACCCTCAAGGTCAGAAACTCATAACGGATTATTCGGAGGGTAATATCTTAATTATCATCCTCTCATTGTTTGCGGCAATTGCCGAAGTACTTCACTATTATGTAGATAATATGGCAAGGGAAACCTTCCTATCTACGGCAAGAAGGTATGATTCGGTAGTTAAACATGGGGCTTTGGTAGATTATCATGCTCGAGCAGCAATTGCTGCTACAGTAGATGTAATCTTATCCAGAAGTATTACTGGTAATTCTATCGGAGCTAAATTAACTATACCTCAAGGAACTTTATTTACAGATTCTAGTGGTAATTCTTGGTTATCTGCCAGAGACGTAACTTGGTATTCAAATGTAACCACTTGTAAAGTACCAATTATACAACATGAAAAGTATACTGCAAGCGTTCTCAATAATATGGTAATACCCACTGGAGATAGAGTTATAATTCATCTGGGTACTCTACCAAATGGTAAGTATTACGAACAAGGCTCTATGTCATTACAGATAGGTGGGGAAACTTGGGTATTAGTAGATACATTTGCAAAATCCAAACCTACAGACAAACACTTTATGGTTTCCGTAGATGAGGCACTCAATCCTTATATAATGTTTGGGGATGGTACCTTTGGTAAGAAGCCTGCAGCAGGAGCAAAAATAACCAATGTGGTATTCTACTTAACCAATGGTACTCAGGGTAATGTAAAGAGTAATACTATTACTTCTGTACCTTCAGTAATTTCTTCTTCAATTACTGATGCTACCGTAAGTAATGCTTACGATGCCGGAGGTGGTTCAAACTATGAAAACTTTACAATGCTCAAAGAACATATACCTTTGAGTGTAAAGACTTTGGGAGTAGCAATTACCAAAGAGGATTTCGAAAGTTTAGCTATGTTAGTTGATGGGGTAAACAAAGCTAAAGCCGATTATGAATGCGGTAGAAAGCTTACCGTATATATTAGCCCAGATGGTGGAGCAGTTGCTTCTTCTGAATTAATTAATAGGGTATATAATTTATTATCCCAAAGGGCTCCTATGACTACTTGGTTGAAGGTTAAATCTGCAGGCAAGGTTCAGATTATTCTAGAGATGGAAGTTACTGGTAAGAAGTCTTATAAGACTGCAGAGATACAAACTCAAATTCTTACAGCATTATACAATGCCTATTCTCCAGAGCAAGCTCAGATAGGTGGAAGCGTAAGGTTATCAGATATCTATGCCTTAATAGATAACTTATCAACAGTAGATTACCTTCACCTTACTAAATTCTATATTAAACCTTGGCCTACTACCATCTATGGTAATAAAGAATTGAACTTGGGTCAGTTTAAATTGAATAAGGCTAAAGGGTCTATGACTTACTATATTACCTTCAATTCATCAACTACTTTTACTGTACGTTCTGTATCAAATGGGTATATGGCTACTGGTACTGTAGGTAATTCTATACAGGTAATAGATAAGGCTAATGGCTTTGACTTCTCTTTGGATATTCAGAACAATAATTATCAGTCTGGTTACAGATATTCTATTACAGTATCAGAACCTAACCATGACTATGAAGACCCCGGTTTTAATTTACCAGTATTCGAAAATGCTTCACAATTGACTTTAACCGTAAAAGAAATTGTATAATGATAAACCTCAAAAATCTAATCGACTTTTTGCCATTCGAGTATAAAGCTCAAGATACCTATAAGGTAAATGGCAAAGGCATCTTAGAGAGGTTTCTAGAAATTTGTGGAGAGCATTTTGAAGATTACATTACAAAGGATATTGAGAATATCTTGGACATTATCGATATAGATAAGGCTCCGGATATGTATCTCAATTTCCTTTGGCAATTCCTCGGAGAAATGCCCTTTGCTTATGGGAACACTATAGATGCACAGAAATGGGCAGAGTACTTTAATGGGTTCTACTCCGATGCTAAACTCCAAGAATTATCTAAGCTTTGGATAATACCAAAGGAGGGACCCTTTACTTTAACCAGTACTCAAGTAAGAAACATCCTGAAGTATTCGATATCTCTTTTTAAAATAAGAGGTACCTCTGAGTTCTTCGAAATAATGATGAGGCTGTATGGGTTAACCTGCGTAGTAACTGATCCTGCAAAGGCTGATAGTTATGATGGTTGGGTAAAAGGTAATCCGCACTTTGACCAGTATTACCATTATGACGATAAGTATACCTATGATAATACTTTCGATTGTTCTCAATGTATACCGGTAACCTTTAGACTTACCGGTCATGGATATACTTCGAACTCGGCAGCTTTCAGAAAATTTAGAGAAGCCGTAGAGGCTTTCTTTAAAAGATTCATACCCTATCATGTATCTTTCGATATTCAATATGGGTTTACCGTAAATGATGGGTATATAATTAAAGCTGAGTTAGTAAATCCGGACCAACCCAATCTTATTACTTCAGAGGTATATGAAGTACCGGTAAAGGTAACTGTAACTTCAGATTGGATAAATGCCGACCTAAGATATCAGATATCCAGTGATAATATAAATTGGGGTTACACTAAACACGAAAGTGGTTCCATTTTTAATATACCCAGAGCAGGTACTTATTATTTTAGAAGTGTGGGAGACCCTACTAAGGTAACTCAAATCACGGTTAATCAAGAATCTTATAATCGAGTATATTCTATTACTTGTGACCCTATTACTGGAAAGATAACTCCTACTAACCTAAAAGTAAGTACAGTAGTAAGGGCAAACGTATCCTATAATGGTACCGTGAAAACCTGTAATGTACGATTATCCGGTACTGATATAGTGAAAGTCTCTGGCTCAACTTGGGAATTTTCAGAGCCTGGTACCTACATCTTTGAGATTGTAGAGTTCCCAGTAAAGCAAACTTCCTTTGTTGTAACTCGAGAAGAGATTACATATAAGGTAAGATGTACACCTTCTGAATTTAGAGTTGGGGATAAGCAAAGTATTAAAGATGCTACCACTACTCTTACCATTGAATCTAATTATCCAGAATCATTTACTGGTGAACTATACTGTAAGCTAATTGGTGATACTAAGTTGTTTAAGAACGGGGATAAGTTTACTGCTAATAGTTATGGTACTTATAAGTTTAAATGTACACTGGATAAAAGGGAAACAGATGAAGGTGTAGGTATATTCGAAGTAGTATCTGGTAAGACTGCAGTATATAGAATTACTGTTAGCCCACCAACAGTCACATTATTCAATGGCTCTGCAAAAGCTACAGTAAAGATACAACGTATTTCTGGTAATGGGGATGATTACAGAGTAAGGGTAATTGAAACTGGGGAAACCTTTAATGCTCAGAATGGTTATGTATATACTGCAAATAGGGCAGGGACTTATACCTTCCAGTCTGTAGCTTACCCTACTGCTAAGACTACTTTGGTAGTTAATAATTCTCCAGTAGTATATCAGAATAAATTAAAGATAGTACCTTCGGATGCTACAGACAGTCATTGGAAAGAACCCAACTGGGCATTACCAGAAGACCAGATAGATGATACTTATGCAGTATACCAATTACTGGATGAGAAGTCTGCTTGTAAGTTCCATCTTGAGGAAATGAAAAATGGGGTCAATGTAAGTGGTACTGCTACCTGTGATGAGAACGGGGAAACCTATAACCTTGATGAGGAAATTGTTCTTACCAAGGCTGGGACTTATACCTTTGTGGCAGATGATGGTTCTTCATTAAGATGTCAAGTAATACTGGAAGATTATCCTACAATCATCGAGATTTCTTGTACTCCTACTTATGCAGAACTAAAGGGGAATGTTAAACAAGTATCTACTTTAATCAAGTGTACTTCTAATAAACCTGACTTCGATAGTCGAATAAGGGAAGTTGGTAAAGTAACTACTTATGACGCAGGTGGTGCTGGTTATGAATTTGTAACTGCACAAGCTGGAGAGTATATATTCGAATCAGTGGTAGATACTTCGAAGAGAACTAAGTTCACCGTAGTAGATGCAGACCTTTTAAGTGTTAGTCCTCAAAAGTTAGAATGGGAACATGATGACCTCTCAGAGAAAACATTTACCATTACAACTTACAGTAATCAATCTTGGCAAATAGTAGAACAATGATAAATTCAACAATCGATAGAATAACAGAAACCACAACTCAGTCTTTATTCAAGACATTCACTGTGGGTATATTGGGAGAGTGTACACAAATCTTGTATGATTTGAGATGGATGATAATTCTTGCAATAATTCTAATCCTATCAGATTTATGGTTTGGGTTATCGGCAAGTAGGTTACAGAAAATCGAAATTCGAAAATCTAGAGCTGGAAGAAGAACTCTAAACAAAATAGTAGATTATATCTGTTATGTTCTACTTGGTGCTGTACTTGGTAAAGCTATTGGGGAACCCTATGGGATGAACCCAATAGTGGTATCAATAACGGTTATGGTAATATGCTACTGTTTCGAAGTAGATAGTATATATGGACACATCTGTGAAATACATGGTATTAAGAAACGGTATAGTATATGGAGAATACTCTTTAAATTGTTAACCTTAAAGTTCAAGGATGTAGGTGAAACATTTAAAGATATGTCAGAACAAAAGAATCAATTTAAAAATACTAAGGACAATGAAGACGTACTTTAAGTATGAAGGTATTATTAAATCAAAGGAAGCAGCAGAGGCAATTGCTGCTCCTTCTGGTTTAGGACCATTCTGTGGATTTGGCTCAGCTACCATAAATGGTAACAAGTTAGTGGTATCTCCTCAGGGAGTTGCTGGAAGTAAGTATGCCAATGTAATCAAGGATAGGATTATGGCAAGGTATATGGCAAAGGCTTCAGAAGATGGAGAATTGCCAGATGTAAACTTTGGGTGTATTTCAAGGGATGGGTATGTATTTATATCTGATGAACAAACTATTACCATTGAGAACATCCAAGGTACCCAAGGTTCAACGGAAGAGGTATTACTCTTTGCAGTACACACTACTATCTCCGAACCTGTAGATAACCCAGTAGACTTTGTAGCTTATTGGAATGAATCCTCCGAAAGCTTCTACACCTTGTTTAAAAAGTCTCTGGATATTTATTATCCGATTGCCGAAGAGAATCGTACACCGGATATCATTAATAATGATGTATATTCTAATTACGATATGACCTATAGCAATCTTCTAGAGATGGTAGAGAGTGCTTGCCCTTATTACTCTAATAATAAAACTTCCGTTGTTCTTATCGGAGTATATGGTAAGGGTACTGATGCAATGACCAAACGAAATGAGAACTTTGCTATCGTACCCTATCAAGGTAAGTTTCAAGAAATCCCTTATACTACTGCTGCTCAGAGTATGATGAGGGAATCAGTGAAAAGAGTAGAACAGATAAATTCAGGCTTTCCAGTAGTAGATGAATCGGGTACTAAGTTAAATATCAAGCAATACATTGATAGTCAAATTGAGGCTATCAGAAAAGAATTCTCTGAATCTCTGAGTACTGCTAACTTACCAATCGGTTCTATTATTCTTTGGGAAACCGATGTAATACCCAATGGTTGGGCAGAATATACTAAGGCAGCTGGTAGAATAGTTATTGGTTACCAAGCTGGAGGTGTTCAAATTGGGGATGAAGTAATGTTACAGAATGTCGGAGATTACTATACACCAACTAAGGGTAATTTCTTAATCTCTATTAAAGGTGATGACCTTCCTAAGCATAGGCATGCTCTTGGTGTATCTAAAGGTAAACAAGATAATGCCAATAACTGGGAGAACGTTCGTCCTCAATCTTTCTTTAATAGGGAGACGGGATTGAATGGAGATTTCGGTAGAGGAACTCCTACCAAGGGTATTCAAGATGGTGCTATCGTAGTAAGCTGGAACCTATTAGGGGAATCTTTCTTACAAGAAACTTCGGTAGAAACTTTGGATATTGAAAAATTGCCACCGACTATTACATTACGATATATCCAAAAAATATCATCATAAAGTTGTTATTAGTTATTTAGTAGTATTAAAACTCATGTGTATTATTTGTATTGTTTAAGAGTAAACATTTGTTTACAATCTGTGTTTTGCGTAGTAAAAATTAATTGGGAGAGGGACGTTGGGAAACGCCCCTTTTCTTTTGTGTTAATACTTAAGTTCTTCTTTAGCTCGGTCTTCCCAATATTGTATATCTTGTTTGAGTTCTCCTATGTATTTAACCGACTTCTTAGTTCTAGGCATATCAAAGAACTCAACCAGCATTATATTGGTGATTCTTTCTCCATCTTTAATTCGTTCTTTAATATAAGGAGGTGGAGTAAGTAATACTTCAAATACCATATAGGCATCTGGAGATAATTTCTCTTTCATATACTTATATAATAATTCAAGCATTTCTTCCTTAGCCTTAACCTCTTCATCGTCATCTTCTAACTCTTTATCATTATCAAATAAGTCTTCAAGTTTAAATAGGTTCTGATTGTATTCTGCAATCTCTCCATAGGCAAATCGAAGAAGCTTATTCTTAAATGTAGCAAGAGAAGAAAGGATTCTTGCTTTAAGATGTTCTTCACTACAAGTACCATAGTACTTATTAAAAACAAATAACATTTTATCCCAGAAATAAGAAGATATTATATCTGGCGTAAGGTTAAACCTTTTGTAATCAATCTGTTTGGTAAGGTTCCGAATAACTGGCTTACAAACTTTGTATAACCGATTAAACATTGCTTCATCATAATCCTGCATGGGTTTTAATCTATGAAGCTCTGAACCATTGTTTCCATTACATTTCCTCATATTCTTTAAGTATTTCGTTATGCAAATATAATAAATATATTTTATATAATATAAGAATATCAAAAAATTTCACCGAACGGCTGAGGATAAGAAGACTAGATATTGTGGACATGAGTTCAGAACTACATGAGGACTATCAAAATCTATTAGTATATAATATTGCAATATAATAATGTATGAAAAAGAATAAAATTAAATTTAGCTTTGCACCTGACTTTCAGTTAGAGATTCTCAGGTTCATCATTCAAGATAAGGAAGGAGGTTTAGTACTGAGCAGAATAAAACCAAGCTACTTAGTACTTATCGAACATTCCTTAATTTGTGAGGGTATACTTAAATACTTCAAGAAGCAAAGAAAGATACCCTCACAGAATGTCCTTAAACAAGTACTCAGAGAAATGCTAGAATCTAAAAACTATGTTGACCTGGTTACTAAGGATGATATCCCAAACATCGAGAAGGTTATCAAAAATCTTTATTCAATTCAATTATCCGATTCAGAATATATTAAAGAGAAAATCTATCAGTTCTCTACTTATGTTGAAATGAAGAACTTAAATGATTCATTCGACTTAGATAACTTCGAACAGTACGAAGAATATTCTAGAAAGGTAGAGAAGGTTTTACAAAGAAGTAGACCTAAACAGGAGGATGAACCTTTATTCATGATTCGAGATGTTACTGAACGTCAATTTAAAAGGCAGGCAGAACCCTCAGTAGTACCATGCCCATTTAGGCAACTAAACGATTTAACCAATGCGGGAGGATTCCCAGGTGCATCAATCAATGTAATCTTGGATAAACCTAAAGCAAAGAAAACATTCTTCATGGTTAACCTTGCAAGAGGTTACCTTAGAATGAAGAAGTCAGTTTATTATGTGGATACAGAAAATGGTCAAGAACAAATCATGGACCGTTTCATTCAATCCAGTATCAATAAAACTAAGAAGGAATTATATACTGGAGATTATGATAAACTCGAGGCTAAGCATTTAAGAAAACTTGCAAGGTTTGGAGTTGAATTAATCGTTGAAAGAGTACCTGCATTAATTACTGACTGCAATTATATAAGGGAGAAGATACTTACTCTTAGGAGCCAAGGGATTGATATTAAGGTATTGATGGTTGACTATGCAGGGAAGCTTGCTTCTATTGCAAAGGATAAAGAGGATTTTGATAGAATCTCAAATGTATATATTGACTTACAGAATCTTGCTGAGGATTTGCATTTAGATGTTGTATGGACTGCTCATCATATTACTCGTGAAGGTAAGAAACACCAAGCAACTAAATATGATGAGAACGATATATCTGGTTCTATTGCCATTGTACGTAATGCTCAATTCATTATGGGTCTTAACAGTACAGAGCAAGAAGAGAAAGATAATATCCTTCGTTCAGAGATTGTAGTACAAAGGGATGGTCTTCCTTCTGGTAGAGCCTTATTTAGGTGTGATGTAGAAAGGCAAAGATGTACAGAGTTTACTAAAGAACAAAGAAAGAATTATGATGAAGTATATGGTAAGAAACTTGAAGAATCTTTTAAGAAAGGTAATCCTGATGCTGATTCCAAGAAAAGGGAAAGGACAACTGGAGATATATAAATGCAAACTCGGTATTCATGATTGGGTAACCGAGCATTGGTGGGAAACCCGACAGAAACCTCGAAGAGCTATATTTTCACACAAAGGAGGTAGAAAGAGGGCTCAGTATTATAATAAGTATTGTACGAGAACCTATTGTAGAATCTGTGGTAAAAAGAAAAAGAGGAATGAGAACTAAAAATGTAGAAGTAGTAAAAGACAGATGGACTGATGGATTAGCTTTAGAAATATCTCATAATGGTTGGCAAACAACTTCTATCAGTAACTTAGATGTTGAGGATTTGAAAAGAATCCGAAAGGTAATTCGTAAAGCAATTAGAAACCATGAAAATAACAAATCAGTTTAAGTCTAGACTTAAGACTTACTTTATTAAAAGACTTGGAGCATTTGATTATAAACATGGCTGGATGAAACTCCCAGTATGCCCATACTGTCATAGGGAATTAAAAATGGGAGTTAACTTATCAATGTATAGAACCAATTGCTTTAGATGTAATGAACATCCGAATCCTTCTCAATTGGTTATGGATATAGAAGGATTCGATACATACCATGAACTAATTAATTTCTTAAATAGTGGAAAATTTGATGAGCTTGAATTTCACGAAGAAAAGGTTGAACTTGCAGAAGCTAAGCCTTTGTATCTACCCGAAGGATTTAGAATCCTTAACCTTGGCCAGTCACAAGTTGCAAAAAGCATTAGAGGATATGTCAAGAGCCGTGGCTTTGTCATCTCTGAGTTGTCTAAGCATGGAATTGGCTATGCGACAAAGGGGGCTTACTTTGGGTACCTCATTATACCCTTTTATTACAGAGGACAACTTAGATATTATAACGCGAGAAATGTTATCGGGCAAGGTCCTCGGTATAACAACCCTAACAAAGATATCACAGGAGTTGGCAAAGAATTTATCATATTTAATTATGATGCGTTGGAGATGTATAGGTCGGTATACATCTGTGAAGGTGCACTCAATGCCCTTACTATTGGAGATAGAGGAATTGCCACAATGGGTAAAGCTATATCTGGATATCAAGTCAATGAATTACTTAAATCCTCATGCGAAAGATTTATTATATTGCTGGACCCAGACGCCAAGAAATACGCAATCAATCTTGCGCTCAAACTTGTTGCCTATAAAAAAGTCAAGGTGGTGTTTTTACCAGAAGGAAAAGATGTAAACGATTTAGGCAGAAAAGAAACTCTTAGGTTAGTATATCAAACAAGGTATCAAAGTTATCAAGATTTAATTCAAATCCGAAACTCTTTGGAGTAAGGATTACCTATTATATTATATAACTTAAAATATTAATGATATGATGAAGATAATCGATTATGTAGTTAAGACTTCAATAGTTTTGGCTGCTCTTTTAATTATGGGATATTTCTTCCCAGTTGTAAGTTGGTTTGAAAAACCCCAACCAAGGAAGAATATGGTTTTCAGATGTGAGATGGTTGATGGTAAAGTTAGGGATTATACTTTAAACTTACCCGAAAATGTTACTTGGTATGTAGGTACCAATAGAGGTTCATATTATGTATCATTTGGTTCTCCCACTAAAAACCTTTATGGGAAGAAATGCCCAATAAATAATAACGAGGGTTGTATTAATGGTGTTTTAGTTTGTAATAGAATAAAATGAGAGAACCCAGTATTCACATTACTAAGTCTCAATTTGAGGAAATATTAAATACCTTAGAGGTAGATAACTTCCCAGTTGAGGCTTTTTTTGTTATTGCACGAAAAGAGGCAATAAATACTAGAGCAGTGGTTGTTTCTAATAAAGGGACAACTAAGAAAGTAACTAACATATTACTAGCATCTAAGGGTAATGCTTCCCTTGTTGCCGATATATTATATGCTACTCGTATAAAGCTTAAGCATAGAGGAGTTCGTAAAATAAATGAAAGTAATACAAGGGAATGGGCTTTATGTAAAAAGCTTGCTGAGATATGTAATACCTTTTGTGAGGATTTTAAATTTGATACTCGGGAAGGATTTATTAAATACATTGAGACTGGTTTAAAGAGGATGACAGATTATCGTAATGTTATGCAAAGGTTAATATCCATGCAGGATAACATTACTAATCAAACAGAAGCCGAGATTAAATTACAGTCAGCAGATTTAGAACTCACTGCTAAGGTACATGATTACTTTGTAAGTAAGATTGCTAAAGCAACTGGTATATATGAATCATATGAAAAGAATCCTGAAAAGTATGTTCACTTTGCTTATGTAGCAGCCTTCTTAGAGGAAGAAGGTTGGGATTATAAGGATTTCATAGATGCTCAGTTTGAATCTCTAGCATGGTGTAATGGTCTACCAGATATTGCTCAGTTATATACTGATAAAGCAGTAGAAAGGTATAATAAGTATTTATATAAAAATAAGAATAAAAAATCCTTAGAGGAACCTCAAGTTGAAGGCTCACTCTGGGATAAGATTAATAATTAAAAACATAACGTTATGAAAGCTTTAAAATTTTTAGGTAACAGAGTAGAGGATGCAGCAAATGCTTTTATTGATGTCCTCAAGTATTCAGACCAGTCGGTAGACTATCCAGATTTCAAGGATATCGAACCTTGGCCAGATGAAATTGTTGATATGTTTAAAGATGCACTAAAGGATAAACCTTTTTCCGAGATTAGTGCTATCTTGATGTATACCCAACAGTCATCAAGGTTTGACCCAATTGCAGAGTTAATGCTTGGTATTGGTTTGGTAGAAATGAGACACTACGACAAGTTATCAGATTTTCTACAAAAGGCAGACCCTTATGAACAGAATCCGGTTATGGATATCTATCCTAAAGTGGAAATGGGTTTTTCTCCTGAAAGTGCTTTGAAGATTGCCTTAGATTCGGAGATAGAAACTATCGGTCATTACAAGAAGATTATGAATAACGTAGCCTTACACGATGACCGGGCAGATTATGATGATGTAATGTACTTATTGAATAAGTTGGTTGCTGATGAGGAACATCATATTAAACTTCTCAAGGAAGCAATGGGAATGGATAAAGCTACTAAAGGTGTAACGGTAATTATCAAATGAGTAGGATAATAATACAAAACGGAAATATGTGCGAACTGGACTTACCTCTTAAGTTCGCACAGAAACTCTACCAGGAATTTTCGGTTAGACATCCAAATGCTTTCTACTTACGTACAAGGCAAAGAGGTATGCAGAACTGGGACGGCAAGATTCATTACATTAACAAGCATGGTGAATTTAAAATAGGTTTACTTCCAGCAGTATATGAGAAGTGTACTGAGTACGGAATTAAACCTAAAGTTGTAGATATGCGACAACCTTTACCTAAAGTCAGTAAAGTTGTTACGAAGATAGGAGAATATAAATTAAGACCAGAACAAGAGAAGGCTGTTAAAGCAGTAATCAATAATAAGGTAGGTAAAGTACCTTTCCAAATTGGAGTTTTAGATTACACTGTTAATGCAGGTAAAACTCTTATCATGTCATCTCTTTATTTATCCTATAAGAAGCAGTTAAAGACTTTGCTAATAACTAATGACTCTGATTGGTTGAATCAAGCTAGAGATGAATTTAAGAAATACCTTCCGGGAGAACAGATTACATTTGTTCAGGGTAAGGTATTAAACTGGAGTAACTTTACAATCGGCATGGTTCAATCTATTTCTCGTAACATGAGATTCTATCAGAATGAACTATCTAAGGTAGATATGGTTTTGGTAGATGAGGCTGACCAAGCGGGTAGTAAGCAATATCAAAATGTACTTACTCGTTTATTTAATACCAGAGTTCGTATAGGATTATCTGGTACCATTTATATGAGTAAGCTTGCAAAAGACAAAGTAAAGAATATGAATCTTGAAGTATTCTTTGGTAAAGTACTTGCAGAGTTTAAACTTAAGGATTCTATTAAAAAAGGTTATTCAACCAGTACAATCGTAAAGATGGTACCAAGTAAACCTTGGTATGGTAATTGGGAATCAGAAGAAGTATCTTATAAAGAAGTATATGATGATTCTATTACCTTCAATAAATATGCCAGAAAGATGGTTTATGACAGACTTAAATGGAATATTAAACAAGGTAGATATCCTGCACTCGTAGTATGTAAATTTATTGCACACTGTGAGAAATTATGCAAATACTTTAAAAAGAAGCTAGGAAGTAAATATAATATTGCCTGTGTGCATGTAGATACTCCTTCAAAGATAAGACAACAAATAATGAAAGATTTTAGGGAAGGCAAGATTGATATCCTGGTATCAACTACAATCATTGCTCGAGGTAAAAACTTCCCTAAGCTTAGGTATTTACTTAATGCAGCATCAATGGATAGCCAGGAAAAATCTATTCAGTTCCTGGGTCGTTTGGTTAGAACAGATTCCTCAAAGAAAAAGGTTTATCTTGATGACTTACATTATCCAGGTCCTTATCTTAATAGGCATGGTAAACATAGGAAGCAATATTATCAAAAACAAGAATTGAAAGTTATTCTGTTAGAGAAGATATGGAAGAATCATCCTATTCATTCTTTATGAGAATACCTTACTTAATCTGTTCTATTAAGTACTATGGATAATTACTTTTTCCGGTAGGAGGAAGTAATTAATCTAATAGAGGGACATAGGGCATTAATCATTAAATTAAAAGATATGGAATTACTAATACTTGTAGTACTGGGAGTGATAATCGGAATACTTTATCTCTATTCATCTCAGTATGATTGCAATGAATACAAATACAGATGTCATCATTGCAAGAAGAAATTCAAGGAGAGCGATATAAAGGATTTAAGAGGTCCTTGGCATACTAAGGATTGGACTTGTCCTCATTGTAAACATCAAAATGTAACACTCAAAAGTTATGATTACTAAGTTATATAAGAAATTCATAGATAAGATAATCGGAGAGGAACAATCTCCTCTCCATGTTTTTAACTGTACTACCCTGGTATGGATATCAGATATACAATCTGTTCAGGTAATGGCTAACGAATACAAGGTATATTTTGATTTATCTTTCTGTTCAGGACTGCAGGTTAGAGTACTAACTTATACTGATTCGCGTTACTCACAACACTTGGGTGATATCAGGAAACTATTTATTAATGCAATTGGACATTCCTACTTACCACTGTATGAGTCGGAATTGAAGATTGGAGGTTCAGCTATAAGACTAACAGAAAAAAAAATAGATGATTAATTATGGCAAAGAAAAAACAAATGCTTCCCGACTTAACCAAGCAGGATATCCTAACACCATTGGATATTTCTCAGTTGGGAAGTAATGGAGACCCATGCTTTGGTATTGGGTATGATTTATCCACTAAAGAGTGTAAACTATGCGGAGACTCAGAACTATGTGCGTTCAAGATGTCCCAGAACTTGAACATTACAAGGAAAGAATTAGAACAGAAGAATCAATACAAAGATTTGGATGTATTAGAAGACACAGTTGGTATTAAGAAATACATCCGAGGCTTGATTCGGAAAGGGAAAGACAGAAAAGAAATTATCTCAAAGACAGTTGAGAAATTCGAAGTACCAAAGAAACGTATTAGAGAACTTTATAGAGAATGCAATGGGAAAGGTCAGTAAGTTAAGAATGATATGGGCAATGTTTAAGTTATATCTTAACAACCCAAATTATTATGTACGGCAAGATGATGTTCTTGCTGATTTGTTTATGCAGGGTGAATATGACGTAGAAAGATTCTGTCATTCACTCGGAGTAACTCCTCAACGAGGATTAACCTTTGGACAACTTTTAAAAGAATGTAATATATTATGAACAGATTCAGATTTATTAAAGTAAGAGACGTAAAGACTCCATCAAGAGGTAATGCAGGTGATGCAGGTTTGGATTTCTATATCCCAAGAAACTTAGATCCTCAACAATTAATTCAAATCGAGGCAAACCAGTCTCCAAATCATTTTACTCCAGATTTTGTATTGGGAGTAAATATAACTACCAATTTCATAACCGATATTCAGATTTATCCGGGAGGGAGAATCCTTATTCCATCAGGTATTAAACCTCTTATTGAACCTCAAGAGTCAATGCTTATGGCAGCTAATAAGTCTGGGCTTGCTTCTAAAAGAGGTCTTCTGTATACTGCCGAGATTGTAGATTCTCCTTATGTAGGAGAGATTCATATCGGTATAATCAATCTCAGTCGAGTAATACAGACTCTAAGAGTAGATGAGAAAGCAACCCAATTTATTCATGTCCCGATTTATCTCACCGAACCCGAAGAGATTCAATCAGAAGAGTTTTATTCTGAATCTCAAATGTGGGGAACAAGAGGTGAAGGTGGATTTAATTCAACAGGAAGTAAATAATGGATATACGTAATATCAAGGAAATAGTACCTCCTTTAGAAGTGGGTACTTATTTACAAGCTATGTATTCTCTTTCGTTAGAACAATTAGACGGCTACAGGCAAATAGAAAAGTTACCGGATTACCCAGTTGATATCAATAATCACCAAAATCAGGTAGTTCTTAAGGATTTTATTGCCAGGGTTATTGAAGAACTAATGGAAGGTTATGAATCTACATCCGAGGTAGTAAAGATATGTAAGAAGTGGGGATGGAATATCGAACAACTTACAGAGGATGAATATACTCAAGTACTTAATCATTTACAGAATGCCAATGAAGAACAAGGAGATGCTCTGGGATTCCTATTCACTTTGTTTCACTTTGCAAACATTCTACCAGAAGACATATTCTCATGGGGAACTTCTTATGTAATTGATTATTCTGATTTTAAGGTAAAAGACTTAAAGGATATAATCACTCTTGGTATGGCAATGGTTACTGAAGGTAGTATAGGTTTAGTTAATCGATTTAGAATGATTGATGAAGACCATGAATCAGTAAAGGATTATACTCCCGGGTTTAATACCTTAAGCGAAGCTTCTCATGAAGAAGAGAAGGTGTTATTATTCGATGTAGTATATGAACTGAATATTGCAAGGAATCTTCTTAAGTGTAGACCCTGGAAACAAACCCAAGTAATGACTAAGGAATTAGACTTTCAGTATTCTTTGGTAAAAGCTTTCTATCTATATATGGGATTCTTGGGTATCCAGGGATTTTCAGATGAATCAATCTATAGGTTATTCTTTAAGAAACAAAGACTTAACCTCTGGAGACAAAAAACAAATTACTAATGAGTGGATGGAATAGAAAATTAGAGGGTCTTCAATCTAATACGGAGGAGACCCTCCACTCTTTGGAGTTTGCTACTTCACAAGAGGCATGGGAGAAATTGAACGAGGCTTTCTTAAGATTAGACCCTGTTCTTTTTGATAAAGGTGCTACTGCAAACAGTGGAGTTGCAGTAGCATACAACGTGTTTATAAAAATACGTAAAGCATGGGTAGACCCAGATTTTGATTACGGCAGGTGTTTTAATTACAAAGAAACTAAGTGGACGAGCTTATTGAATAATTATATTGATTTTAATAAGTTAGACCTCTTACGTAGCAAATTAAGAATCCTGAAAAACAAATATAATCAGAATTACAATGTTACGTATATGTTCAACAATCATCATGATAATGGTAAACAATGTTTAATTGCGGCGACTTTTTCGAAGAGATTTCAAGAGGACATTCCGGTTATAACCATGGTTGTTCGAGCCTCCGAGATAACGAAGAGGTTGATATTCGACTTCCTATTGATTCAGCGAATGGCAGAATACGTGTATGGGCCAGAACAGTCGGTACAGATCAACTTATTTGCGACTCAAATGTATGGGAATGTAGAAACACTCTTAATGTACTCGGCTTATAAACCCCTAAAGAAAGTAATCAAGGGTATAGATAATCCTTGGACTAAAAGGGTTAAGGAGGTTTATAAGAAAATCCAAAATGGTACAGAAAAGGAATGGTCTTCCTTTAAGGTATTCTTCCGAAGTTTTAAAGTACTTCGTCCGGACTTATACGAATACCAAGCTTTGTTAGCAAAGGACTTGCTATTAGAATATGAAGATATAGAATATCCAGAAAATGTGATATCCTATTCTCAACGTAAAGCATATAAGAAGAAACTTTTAAAGAAACAAAAGAATGAGAATCTACAGTAATTCTTTTGAGTTAATGTCAGAACTTGGCAGAGAACTCAACAGTTACGGTCAAACTGTAAAACCAAAGACCTATCAGAATCAAGTCATTGAAGGTAAAGAGGGATTCGAAACTAAGGAACTCATTTGCCAACAGTATTGCTTAACTTCACTCGGAGACCCGGTATGGTTATTTGTATTCTCTCATTCAAAAGAATGGGCAGATGCCGAGTTTGATGAAAGAATTGGTTGGTACGAATTAAATCCTGGTAAAGCTTGGGAACTGAGGAAAGATTTATGGGAACAGTTCCTGGTAAATGGTAGATTTGATTATACCTATCCAGAACGTATTTGGAATCAATTATATCTGTATGGTAGTACATCATTTAATTGTGATTCTGCAATGCAATCTGTTATCGAACTACTTAAAAGGGATAATGATACTCGTAAGGCAGTACTCCCTATATTCCATGGTACGGATTTAAGATTTCTCGATGGAAGTAAACGTATTCCATGTTCTATGTATTATGATTTCCTTATCCGTCAGAATGGTAAAGGAGAGAAGGTATTACATATTTGCTATCATCAAAGGAGTTCAGATTTTGTTACTCATTTTGGTAATGATGTATACCTTGCATGGAAACTTATGGAATATGTAGCTAAAGAGGTTGGAGTTAAACCTGGCTACTTGTATCATACCATTGATTCTCTTCATGCTTATAAGAAAGATTGGTTAGCATTAGCATCTAATCTGGAAGACTTACAAGAGAAATATTAATAATGAGGGATGTATCTACTATAGGTGGGTATGTCCCTTTTTCTATTTTAAAATATGGAAACACGGTATCATATTATAAAGAACAAGAAAGAGCTTAAGAAACTTATCGCTTGTTGTAAAGCTACGGGTTATGCTTGCTGTGACTATGAAACGAATGCCGAACCTATTTATAATAAGAGTTTTAAACCTACAATTCTCTCTGTATCTTGGATGCCTGGGTTTGGTGCTTCCATCCCTTTAGACCATTTCGAAACAAAAGCTTATACTTCACCAGGTTGGAATTGGAAAAAGATGTTAAGGAAATTTGGGGAAGAAGTAATTGAGAATTATGAGATAACTAAGGTTGCATGGAACTGGAAATTTGACGACCAGATAAACCAGAAGTATCATATATTCTACAGAGGTACATGTTTAGATGGGATGCTTGCTAAATATGTTCTCAACGAGGAAAAACCTCATGACTTAAAGTCAATGGTAAGAAGATATTTACCAGAGTATGGTAATTATGAAAAGCAAGATGCCTTTGATAAGATACCATGGGATAAAAAGGAATTAGACCCACTTTGCCATTATGGTTGTCAAGATACGGATTATACTCTTAGGTTAATGTTATTCTTTGAAAAGAAGTTGATTGATTTGGATATGTATTCGGTATTCCGTAATTTATTTATGTGTAATTCACGAGTACTCACCTCAGTAGAGAAAGAGGGATTATATCTAGATACTGAGTTCAATAAAAAGCTTCTGGAAGAATATAAACCAAAAATAGATGCTGCTAGACAAGCAATATATGACTTGCCAAGAGTAAAGAAATTCGAAAAGAAGTACAACCAAGAAAAGATTGATAAGTATATTCAATCTATCGAAGCTGAACTTGAGGAGTTAGATTATAATGACCCAAAAGACAAACGAAAGATTGCATTAAGGGAACAGAAAATATCGAATATCAAGGCAGGTATATTTACAACTAAAAAGGAACAGGAATTAATAAGACCCATTAACCTTGGTAGCCCAGTTGATTTGCCTAAGCTAATGTATTCAGAGGATGGATTCCATTTCGATGTAATTAAAGATAATGATTCTGGTAAACCAAGTACAGATGAAGAAACTCTAACTAACTTAAGGTTAACAGTTAAAAAACCCGATTCACCAAAGGCAATATTCTTGGATAAACTTCTCGAACTAAGAGGGTTAGAGAAAATGTATAAGACTTATATTTATGGGTGGTGGGAAAAGGTACAAGATGATTCTCGATTACATGGTAGATATAACATACATGGTACTGACTCTAATAGGTTTAGTTCTGCAGACCCAAATATGCAGCAGATCCCAAAGACAACAGTAGACCCAAATATTAAGAAACAATTGGTAGCTCCTCCAGGTTATCTATATATGGCATTCGACTACTCACAGGCAGAGTTAAGAATGATGGCTCATTTATCAGGTGATGAAACTTATCTGGAAGCATTTGCAAAGGGCGTAGACCCTCACCTTGGTATAGCAGCAGCAAAATATGGGGTTCCAATTGAGGAAGCCAGTAAAATATACGAAGACGAAAGTCACCCTGACCATAAGCTTTGGAAGACTAGAAGAAAACAAGCTAAGCAAATTGCATTTGGGCTTATCTATGGAATTGGAGATGCTTTGCTAGCAGTAAAATTATCAGACCCAAAAGCTGGTATTATAGTTACTAAAGAGGAAGCTCGTAAGGAGATGGATGAGTTCTTTAAGAAACACCCAAAGATACTTAAGTTCAAAGAGAAACAAGAGAAATTCCTTCGTAAGCATGGATATTATACCCAGTTATTTGGTACTAAGAGAAGATTACCCCAAATATACTCAAACGACAAACAAGAAGTTGCTTATGCTATTCGTTTGGGACTTAATTTCCCATGTCAAGGTGCTGCAGCAAATATGACCAACTTCGGGGCTATTCTTGTTTATTGGTTAATGCGACAAGGTAAATTACCCCGTATGCTTGAAGTAGCAACTGTTCATGATGCAGCCTATTTTTACTCAAAGCCTGAATATATTAATACTTGGACTGTTTTTAAAATATGGGATATATTGAGAAACCCCAGTACTAAGAAATATTTTGGTTTTCAAGTGGATGATGTAGATATGTCAATGGACTTCTCTATTGGTAGGTCAATGGCAGAAGAATTACCTTTTATTCCTGGGTATGATTATAGAAAGATGCTTCAACCAGATTTCTCAGTAGAGGAGTATATGGAAGAACATAAGAAGTATAAGAATGTAATCATTAAGGATTATCCTAAATTGTTTAGTAAAGAGATAAAGCAGTATGAGGAAGATTTTAAAGGGAAACTTAGATTGCATTGGTTGCCCTAATTACCATGTTACCAAGAATGGTAAGGTATATTCTAATTATAAGGGTAAAGGTTGGGTAAAATTATCCCTTAATCGAATTAAAAATAACGGATACGTTATAGTTTCTATTAGGGATACGAATGGATATAGGTATACTTATAACATTCATCAATTAGTAGCATTAGTATATGTACCAAACCCAAATAATCATAAGTATGTATGTCATAAGGATAATATAAGAACTCATAATCATTATAAGAACTTATATTGGGGTACTGCTAAGGAAAATACTCAACAATGTATTAGAGATGGTAGGTTTAAATTTTCAGATACAAAGTTAAGTAGACCCGATATACTTCAATTACTTTATGAGTATGATACTGGTATGATAAAAGCAAAACTTGCTAGGAAGTATGGGATATCACCAATGTTAGTATATAAATATATTAAGAAAAGAAAACGTTATGAAGAAGATTTTAAACGGGCCCACGGTATGGAGGGCTAAATGCCCAGTATGTGATTGCGAATTTGAATATGATACCAGTGAAACTTTTGGGGTTTATAATAAATCTGGGGATTATTTTAGGATAGTACAATGTCCTAATTGTAAAACTAATATAAAGCATTCAGATTCAGTATCTACCATTACAGGAGTGAAAAGAGAAGATACTATGTCTACATAAATAATATAAATTTATGGAATTATGGCAACACAGAAAGAGATTGATAATGCAAGTAAGTTAACTGCCCTTACTTATATGGTTGCAGGTTGCTTAGGTTATTCTATCGAAAATTTACTTAAGTATTTAGATGGGGTTAATCTAAGGTTGAGTGGACAAGAAAAAATGTTACTTAACCGATTAAAGACTCAGTTATCTCAAGTACAAACTAATCTTACTACTTTAGAGGGATTGGCTTTTAAAGTAATGGCTACAGATGAGGATGGTAAACTTGCTTATGAAGATGCCACCCATATTTATTGGGCTGCATTTTTAGCATTACTAGATAGAGGTGGTACTGATAACTTATGCGACTTAAGATTAATGGCTTTGGTAGATAAGATAAGCATCTATAAATCTCTTCTTAATTTGCCCGGTATGAAACTCTCTTATCAAATGGCTTTTGCTCAAGTAACTAAAGCAATAAGCAAAGGAGAATTTAGTAAAGAAGACTTTAAAAACCTATTAGAAGTTTATGAAGACGGAACTGAAAAAACTAAAGGTTAAATTTGAAGGTAAACTTATTGAGATTGATATACAAAAGGAATTATCTATCAATGAGAATATCATTAATTCTCAGCTACGAGAATCTCCTTCTAGTTATTATGTACTTGCTTCTTTGAGAGATAAATATATAAAAGAAAGGGATGCTCTAGCAAGGGAAAAAGAAGAAGCTTATTCGAATGCCTGGTTATATTATAAGGATGCTAATGAAAGATGGAATAACGAATATGTATCTCATAAGGCAAACCTTAACAAGAAATACTCTTCTATCAATGAAAGGTATTTAAAAGCTGTAGAAAAAGCAAATAAGTTCATAACTATCTGTAAATGTTATGAGTCACGCGAAAATATATTAAGAACTATTAATGCGAACCTAAGAAAGGGTTAACCTATTGAACTATAAACAATTACTAACTTTTAAAAACAGTATTAGAATATGAATTATTCAATGACATTTATCTCATCTCTTGTAGCTGAGAAATTTAATCAAGAATTACCCGGATGCCCAACAGAAAACCGGGTACTTATTTTATCTCCCAAGGAGGTAAACCAAACTAAATCTGGTTTGATTATCCCTGAACAAGTAAAAGAGGGAGTTCCTCGTAAAGGGGTTGTAGTAAAGAGTGGGGAAATTACCGAAGAATACAAAACCTACCGAGAATTGGTTGCTGTAGGTAGAATAGTTACCTATGGTTTGTATGCAGGTAAAGAACTTGAATTCGAAACGGACAAACTATCTCCTGCTCTCAAACAACTTTTAGAGAAAAACGTTCTTACCGTATTGAGTATGAACGAAGTAGTTTACTCAGAACCGAATAATTAAAACTAATCATTATGATAAAAGACAAGAAGAAAAAGAAAGTTTCATCAGAGGGACTTTCTACAAAAGAAAAGATGCTAGCTAGAAAGAAACAGCTAGAATCCAAGGGAAATGGTAGTGGGTTAGTATATCCAAAAGAGGGAACTCTGAGGATGAGAATTAAATCTCCGGGTGATGACCAAGAATTGGGTATCGAAATTATTCAATTCTACCTGGGTGGCAATTTGGGAGGAGTTATATCTCCGGCTACTTTTGATGAACCTTGCCCATTCATGGAGAAATACCAAGAATTGAAAAACTCCAAGGATGAAGATGACAAGGAACTTGCCAAGAACCTGGTACCAAGAAGAAGATATGTTATCGGTGGTATCATTTACTCAGATGAAAAGGGTAGTAAGGTAGATTACGAAGGCAAAGATAAGGGAGTTTTAGTTCCTCGCTCAGTATACCAGGATATCATTGACCTTTACCTTGATGAAGATGAGGCAGGTGATATGACAGATCCAAAAACTGGATACGATATCAAGATAATTCGTTCCGGGTCTGGTAAACTAGATACCACTTATTCTGCTCGTGCTTGCAAACCAACTAAGTTGGACAAGAAATATCAAGGTACAATTGACCTTGAGGGGATAGTTCGTTCTCAAATCAAATCCTATGATGAGTTGGAAGATTTACTTTCACAGTATCTAAACGAAGACCATGGGGATGACGATGATGATGATAAATCCAAGAAGAAAAAGAAAAAGGGAGTTCACAAAGACCATTACATGGAAGATGATGAACCCAAGAAAAAGAAAAGAAAATACAAATCGGATATTTAAGGGTTAGTAATATGGTTTCATTCGAAGGTGGTAATTAGATTCGTTCAGTTATCACCTTCTTTAGTCTAAATACATTACATTATGGTATCAAAAGAATATTGGGCAAACTTATCAGATGAAGATAAGTCAAAGATTATAAGAAGATTTTGTGAAATTAATGATATTGGGCCAGACTTTGATTATGCAAAGGTGAGGGATTTTTCTGAAAGGGTTAAACAGAAATATAAAGAATCTGGAATATACAGAAATAATCAATTTTGGGAACATCCTGTTTTAATATTGGAATTGGTAGACCCTCTTATGGCAGAAATGATATTATCATGGATGTATGCCAAAGTAGAATTACCCAATGGAGAGAGGTCTGAAGTACCCTTCATGGGATATCACATAGTAGAACTTGTATTCGACAAGGTTAGTCTCATGAAGTTTACCGATGAAGAGAAAAACGTATTGAATCAGGCAATGAATATTTTAAAATCAAGAGGAATTTAATATGGCAAAGAAAACTAAGGTTGGTTTAAAGGTACCAACAAAAAATGAGATATTAAAGAAATATGGTAGTATCATGAGATTGGCTTCAGATACAGTAGAATCAAACTTATGGTTACCCTCTACTTTCTTTGCTCTCAATTATACCTTGGGTGGTGGTATACCCTTTGGTAAAGTCCTTGAAGTAGCTGGGGAAGAATCATCGGGTAAATCCCTTATTGCTTATAATTTTGCATACACTTGTCAACAACTTGGTGGTCATGTAATTTGGGTAGATGCTGAACAATCTTGGATGAACTCCTGGGCTGAAGCAAATGGTGTAGACCCAGAAAAGGTTACAGTATTAACCGATACTCGTATAGAGTATATTTCCGATGCAGTAGCAGATTTAGCAATCTACTTACGTTCTCAGTTAACTAATAATGAACCAATACTCTTAGTAATTGATTCTATTGCTGCTATGGATTGTGCAGATAACATAGATTCTAAAATGGTAGAGGGTAAAGCAGAAATGGGAGGTAGAGCAAAAGCTCTTTACAAATACTTCCGTATCAGAAGTGAATTATTCTATAGATTAGGAGTTACACAGATTTACATTAACCAATTAAGAACTGCTTTAAATGTCGGATTCGGAAAAGATAACACAACTACTACAGGAGGTGCAGCACTTAAGTTCTACGCTTCAATCAGAGCTGCCTTTTACTCAGGCAGGTCTATCACTGTTAAACAGAAAGGTAAAGAACGGAAAGCTGGTAAATTGGTCACAATCCGACTTATTAAAAATAAGGTTGCTCCTCCAAGACCTACAATCAGTAAGTGCCCGGTTTACTTCAATCCTAAGTTCCATGAAGTAGGTTTTGATAGATGCTATGCTCTTGAGGATGTATTGGTAGAAAATGATATCATAGAAAAATCTTCAGGTGGAGTATATAAGTTCAAAGGAAAAACTCTTGCAAGAGGGGAAGAAAAATTCCAAAAGCTTTTGGAAGAGGATGATGAACTTCGTAGAAAACTTTTACGGAAAGCCGGAGTAAATACCATAGGTACTACTAAAAAGCAACTGGAGAAGATAGAAACAAATATATTCCCAGTCGATGGTGTAGAATATGAAAACTATTCAGATTCAGAAGAGGAGGAGGAAGACGATGAATAAGAAAGAGGTAGAAGGTATAGAGAAAGTAATTAAAGAGTACCTTAAGAAAAATTTGAGAATGGAATCTAGGTTTAGGTATCTAGATGCTTATAGCCAACCAGAGAATTATTTAGATGTATATCTTGGAGAGGAAAAGATTCAAGAAGTTTCACTTTATGAATTAGATTTTGGACGATGAGCAAGAAAACAATATTACTGATTGATGGGGAGAATATTCTCCATCAGTCTTTTCATAAGTTCGAAAAACTTAAATCTACCGATGGCAAACCGAGTGGGGCAATATTCGGATTTTTCAAATCTCTATATATGTATCTTACAAGGTTCGAACCGGATGAGGTTTATATTTCATTCGATAATGGTCATTCACCAGTAAGGACGAAGTTATTGCCCAATTATAAGGGACATAGAAAAAATATATCTGTAGATTACGAATCATTGCAAAAGCAAAAGGCAATTATAATGAAAATGCTGGGTATGCTAAGAATTAATTATATCTTCGATAAAAAGAAATCTACAGTATATGAAGGGGATGACTTCTTAGCATACCTTGCAATTAAAAAATTCCAATCCGAGAAAATGATACTTATATCATCGGATAAAGACTTTAACCAGTTGCTATCAAATAACCTGAGGATATATAATCCCAGAAAAGATGAGATGATAAGAATGGATAACTGCAAAGAATTATTCGGTTATCATTCTCATGAAACGGTAGAGTACCTTGCAATGGTTGGAGATACTTCCGATGATATACCAGGGTTCCCGGGTATAGGACCAGTAAAGGCAAGGAAAATCCTTGATGAGGGTAGAATTGAGAAGTTTATTGCCCAGAGTAAGAATAAAGAATATCTTCAAATATGGAAAAGGAATGAACAGTTAATCGACCTTTTCTGGTTTGTAAGACATAACCCATTGGATAAGTTACCAATTAAGTCAAAGAAGAAGTTTAAGTATGAGAAATTCAAAGAACTTTGTATCGAATACTCTTTAGCATCATTTTTGACAAATGAATTTATAAAACCATTTAAAGCATTACATCATGAGTAAGAGAATTATGTTTGTGGGTCCCTCTGGTATAGGGAAAACTACTTTAGCTAAGTATGTAGCTAAGAGAGAAGATCTACCTTTTATTTCTGGTAGTATGTCAGATTTATTACCTGCTACTGAAGGGGTATCACATAATGAAATATTATCCCTCGGTTCGGAGGCAATGTATAAAGCAGATTTTCAACTTCTGAACAAAAGGAATAGGTTATTCAAGGATAGAGAATACTTCGTAACTGATAGGAGTTATGCAGATTTGGCTGCTTATTTTTGGTATAAGCAATCAAGAACTTTACCAGAATGTGAAATGGAACATTTTTTCTGTCAATGTAAGACTTTAATGGAAGATCAATGTGATGTAGCAATCTTCTTACCATTAAATCTAGATACTTATAAGCATTGGTCAATGGAAGATAATGGTAAGAGAATACTTAACAGATTCTTCCAAGTTCAGATATCATCTCTTATGGGGGAATTGCTTGCAAATTGGGAAATACCCACTATTTGTATATCTGAGCTCGATTTAGGTATGAGAACGGAACAAATCAATTACCATTTAGATAGGATATGGGGAAAGAAGTAATAGCAATAGCCTTTTCAGATTTACATATAAATCTATGGGCTAAGTTTAATGAGAACAATCACAGGACCCTGAATAGTTTCAGGGTTTTGTCGATTATACGGAAATTATGTAGAAGGTTTAACTGTCCTGCATTATTTTGTGGAGACTTATTTCATAAGGCCGAAACAATGGACCAAGAATTAGCAGAGATATGTTATAATGAACTAATCGAAGGATTTTGGATATATGCCATATCTGGAAATCATGATATTAAGAAAATAAGTAAGGTTGGTACTAAACCCTTTAGCTGGCTTTATCAAGTAGAGAAGTATGGTATCATGATATTAGATTATGAAAAAACCCAACTATCTTCTACACATAAAGATATTATGGTATATGGGGTTCCTTATATTGATAATAACGTGGGTCTAAGTGAATACTTAAAGAAGTTAGAATTAGATAAAAGTAAAAAGAATATTCTTTTACTACACACTGATTATCCCGGTGCAAAGGATACCGATGGTAGAGAGATAGATTCCGTAGAAAACTTAAATGTAAATGTTCTCAATAAATTCGATTTAGTATTATGTGGTCATATACACAAACCTCAAAGATTATCAAAGAAGGTTTATATGATTGGGGCACCTAACCATCAAAGGAGAACCGATAGAGATTGTGAATTAGGGTATTGGAAAATCTATGAAGATTTGTCTCTGAAGTTTGTACCTTTGAAAAATTTCCCAAAGTTCATCGATGTAGAAAGGGAAGAGGATATTAATGATGATGGCAATTATTATACGGTAATCCCTCAAAAAGCTAGTACTCCAGTTAATAACAAACATAAGATTACTAAGCAACTTTCTAAGAAGTCTCTAGCAAAGAGATACCTAAGAGAGAAAGGTATTAAAGATGAGGTTAAAACTAATCTATTAATTGAAACACTTAAAAAGGCTGAGTCATGTTAACGTTCTTAAACTTAGAGGCAGAAGGATTTTGTTCAATAGAATCCTTACATCTACAATTAAACCCCACTTGTACCATACTTATCAAGGCCCCAAATGGGAAAGGGAAATCAACTATTCTCTCTGCCTTGGTATGGGCAATATATGGGAAAAACCTAAAGGGTGTTTCTGAGGTAAATACTTGGAAGCAAGTAAGGCCTAAAGATTACAAGGGTACTAAGGTACAAGTATATTTTCAGAAAGATTCTCATACATATAAGATAGTTAGATGTCAAAAGTATGATGAAGTACTTGAGGATGGTGCTAAAGGCAAAGACAGACTTATCTTCATGAAAGATGGAGATATAGTCGATATAAAAGGGAAGGGGAAGATACAGGATTTTATAAACAGAGAGATAGGTTTATCATATACTCTGTTTATGAACTCAATCATGTTTGGTCAGGGTATAAAGAGACTTATACAAGAATCTAATTCGGATAAGAAAAAGATATTCGAAGAAGTATTTGATTTAGAGTTCTTAAACCTTGCTAAAGGCATTGCATTACAAGATAAAAATAACTTGATATCTCAAATAAACGAGGTAGAGCATGAGTCTCAAATGCTTAAGAAAGAATTAGAGGCTAACAAGGAAGCTTACTTCGATATGAGAGATAGAGAAAAATCCTTCAAGCAAAAAATCAAAGAAGAAAGAAGAGAGTTAAAGCAAGATAGAGAAAAGCTAACTAAGCTACTAATTGAAAAACAAAAACAAATCAAGGATGAAGTAGATGCTTCGCTTCAGATAAAGATTAAAAAACAAAATGAACTAATCCTTGATTTGAGGGGTAAGATAAAAGATGCCAAGAATTTATCAAATGTACCTCTTAAGAAAGTAATTAAAGAATTAGTAATACAGTTAGAAGAAGGTCACTACAAACGTGCATTACGTGATGCCAAATCAATATATAAAGCGTTCTCTGACCTTGATAAATACGATAAGGAGTATCAGGAGGCATTAGAAAGGTTGGAAGAACTTAGTAGTGTAAATGATAGGTATAAGAAATTAAAATCAGACTGTGATGATATTGCTTCTGATATTGCTTCTATTGACGAAGACCTGGTTAAGCTCAAGCAAGAAAAGCTTAAGGTCATGTCTCCAAAGTATAAACAAAAACTTAAGGAGATTAGGAAGAATTTACGGAAGGTTGATGAAGACTTTCACAATAAAGAGTTAGAGTTAGAGAATTATAACTGGTTAATTAATGACCCATTGGGTAATAATGGGATTAAGGCTTATCTATTTGATTCATCCCTTGAGTTCTTAAATAAATGCCTTGATAAGTATTCAGAGGTATTGGGATTTAGGATTGAATTTAATATTGATTTGGGCACTGCTAGAAAAGAATTTGTTACTCTTATTGAAAGGGATGGGCAAATAATTGATTATGATGAACTTAGCGGTGGAGAAAAACAATTATGTAATGTTGCAATGGCATTTGCAATGAATGAAGCTCTTACGGCTTCTAAGGGTATTAACTTAGCATTTCTCGATGAGGTATTTGAATCTTTAAGTTCAGATAACGTAGAAGTAGTTACCTCACTAATACGTCACATATTCAAAGAGAAAACTCTATTCTTGATAACCCACTTAGATTCACTTCCTCTTGGTAATACCAAAATTCTGCAAGTGGAAAAGACCCAAGGCCTGAGTAGGTACCAATTACTATAATGGTATATAAAATACAATACACCATTATATTATGAACTCTAAGAATAAAGGAAATCGATTCGAAAGAAAAATTGCCGGGTTTTTTACGAAATGGACCGGGTACAAATTTGAAAGGAATAGAGCAGGGAGTGGAGCTTGGCATTCAAACAAGGACTCCACTTCCGATTTAACCTGTACTGATGAAAGGCATGCTCATAGATGTAAGATATCTATCGAATGCAAGAATTATAAAGAGATTAAGTTTGAACATCTACTCTTAGGTAATAAGGGATGCGATATATTGAAATTCTGGGAACAAGCTTCTAAGGATGCAAAAAGAGCAAATAAAGTTCCCATACTCTGTATGAGATATAATTCAATGCCATCAGAAGAATTTTTCTTTGTAGTTGGAAAGGATTTATCTTCCGTATTCTATAAACCCCTATTCGATAAAGCCAATATTATGGTAATTGATGTACCAAAGATAGCTGAGATTCTTTATGTATTCATGGCTAGTGATATATTGAAGAATGTAAACTATAAGTTAGTACATAAACAAGCTAAGTTAATTCTTAAAAACCGGTAACCTATGAAGAAGCATACCCCATACTCATATTGTATATTTTACCTTGAAAGGAAGTACTGTGATAAAATCAATAAAGAACTCAAAGAAAAGGGGTATGACCAAATCAAGGCAATTATTCCTATGGTAAACGTATTAAGAAAAACCACAAAGGGTAAGATGGTATTCGAAGAAGTACCAGTATTATTCAATTATGGTTTTATGAGAATGCCCACTAAATTAGCATTCTCAAGGCCCTTTCTTAATAAGTTACGTAGGAATATATCTGGTATCAGAACTTGGTTACGTAATACCGAGACAATGCACCCAAGAAAGAAAAAGGTAAGGATTGACAATGCAGAAGACTTTGATGATTTCTCTTTAGTGGCTACTTGTAGTAGAAAAGAAGTAAGGCGATTTAAACGTATTGCTAGAGAGAATAAGAAGTTTTCAGTAGATGATTTAGTCAATGTAAAGCCTGGAGATTACTTAGTATTACGGGGTTATCCTTATGAGGGAGTAGATGCTACAGTATTAGAGGTTGACCATCTTTGTAAAAGAGTAAAAGTTCTTATATACCCTGAAATGGGAAGAATGGAAGTATGGTTACCTTTTGACAACGTTATCTATAGTGTATATTTAAATCATGACCCAGATAAGCTTTATGCTAATTCTGGGGAATATGACCCTAATCAGATAACCAATGAAGCAATTGATAGTATAATGAGATATAGGAGAATTTAATATTATGAACGAAGCTCAACAAAAAGCCTGGAGTTGTTTAATTGATAAAGAACAACAATCATTATTCCTTCAACTATCAGAAAGTAAATCTTCATGGGAAGCTGGTGAAATTTTAAAGTTATCTCATTACAAGTATCTTGAAATCCGGGAACGGTCAGAGAAATTCTTTAGGCTATTCTCGGATTTTTTTGAGAAACACACTTCTATTTTTCGACCAGATTGCCCCTGTGAGAGGAATTTCCAAGATTATATGGAGGGATGTTTAGAGAAACGATTAAAAAGAAAAGAAGCAAGCTTACTCACAGGAGACTCAGCTCAATTACTCCCAAAGGTAAACTCTAAAAATATAGAGAGAAACATGAAGAGGTTAAAGGAGTCTGATGATGAATGGGACATAGACACTCTAAGATTAATTCTTGAATTTGATAGGTGGAATAACTTTAGAATACTTCCAAGGATGCTACAACAGCCATCTGCATTTAAAAGGCGGTCGAATAAGAAGGATAAGATATATATCAAGTATCTTCTTAATAGAGTACCGGATTGGATGCACAATAAACTCAAGGAAAGGTTTAGGTATAAAGTAAAACCAGGAAAGAAAAAGTATTGGGTAGCTTTAATATCTGAGGACCTATATACCGATGGTTATCTATTGTTACCAGTAAGACCTTTGGATGAAGTAGTAGATGAATTTAGTAGATTCTACATGTATGTATTTAAAACTAAAGATGATGCTGATACCTTTGGTTTTATGGTATCTAAGTTCATGATTAAAACCGAATCTGTTAAGCTTGGACAAAAATTCTGGCCAGAGTACCGTTGCTGTGTGGAAAGAGCAGTAAACTATAATCAAGTGAACAACATAGAATTCAATATTAAGAAATTGGATATGGCTTATAACACACATATCAAGAGAAAGCATAAAAAACCTAAATCCACTGCTGCGAACCGAGCAAAAACCTCGGATTTTTATAAAAATAAATAGAGAAATAAGATAAGATTAAATTATTTATTCTTATATTTGCAAAGAAAATAAATGAATACTTAAAATATTAATGATATGGCAAAAAAGAGTAGAAAAGACATGAAAGCTCCATCCAAGGAGAAATCAAATTTCCTTGGTGCTTCTGGGAGAAACATGACTTATAAGGATTTAAAGAGAAAGGCTATCATATTAGGGATGCCTTTCCCTGATGCTTGTTCTGCTGGGGTATTTGACTTATTACATTATATCAATGTATCAGAAGAAAAGCCAGATAAATCGTTAATTGATAAATATGACGATTGGATGGATAAGCAATTAGAAAATATTGGGTATTCGAAAGATGACCCATTAAGAAATTCCAGATTAAGGCTTGGGTTTCTCGGAGAAGAAGGGGAAAATGGGCAAAGAAGAACCAAACGAGTTCCTGGGATAAAGAAACCTCGAGAAAAGAAACCACCAAGAGAGAGGGATGAATTTAA